TGGGCTAAGATCGTTATTGAATTCGCGTGTGTCTATGGGTTCTTTCAATGCATTGTTTACCAATTTATTAATATTAACGTCTGAAAATTCGTTTTCGAGTGGAGGGCGCCGAGGGAGAGGTCGCCGTTCGGGTCGAAGAGGTTCACGAAAACCCGCAACCCTCATGCGATCCTCTCTCTGTCTTCTAAACATATCAGCTTCAAGTTCTTGAGCGAAGTTATTATTTGAGTTAGAGTCTGAGTTTTGCACATCGACGCCAGACTGCCTGACAAATTCTTTGACCGACTGGCTCATATTACTATTAGTAAGGATTTTTTTAGTGATTGTTACCCGGTCATAAGCTGCTCTTCAATGAGATCCAGACCAAAGATGACCGGCTGAAGTGGATACTGCCTTCCACGATAGGATACTGACTCGTTCCTAACCTCAATTTTATAGGAACTGAAGGGACCTGCGTAGAAGTCCTGATGGAACTTGTGTTGCCCCAGGTTATTGTTTCTACAATGCGTATTGAACGCAGAAACAAATAGACTTTGAGGCACATACTGATCCTTACCAAACTCCAGATTTGTAGACTCGAGGAAGTGGATGAGTGAGCTCGCTACCATCGCCACTTGCTTCTGGATAGTTTTGAAATATTCAGGAACTGCATTCCAAATGTCTCGGTCTCGGTATTTACCAGAATAATCGATGTAGGCTTTGACACATTTGAGAAGGATAATAGGTAATTCCCTCTCCAACTTCTCGTCGAGTTGGGGATCAGCGTTCAGAACCTGTCGGCTAAAGTTCCAAGGAAGAATACGACGTAGAACGGAACCCGAGTTATCCTTCCAGTTTGGAACCTCGTTACCACCTAGGACGCCTGGAGTCTTCCACTCAATCGAGAGAGCCTGCTTGTTCTTCACTGCAATCGATACATCCTCACCAGAAACAATAGACTGAAATTCTGCCTGCTCGAGGGCAAGATCACCTTTCACCTCTGGAGCGATGAACATGAACGAATCGTAAATGGAGGAGAGACCAAACTTCTTTTCGATATTGTTTGAGAGGGTCTTGACGTCCTCATTTTCATAGAACTTCTTGAATACCTTTGTAATTAGTGTAGACTTACCGGAACGGGCGATACCCTTGAAGAATGGGATAACTTGCCACGTGTCCAAATCACCAATGTCAAAGCAGAGGCGACCACCCATAACGTAGCACCAGTTGCACACCTCCTTCTCAAAGTTTTGATACTCAAGGATAGAATCGAACCAAGGTGTTGGGATATCTTTCCAGTCATCGATATGAGAAAAGTCGTCAAATTGCTTATCGAAATACTTACAGGCGATGATAGTTGGATCGAGGCATGCAAATTCCTTGCTCTCATAGGGATAAAAGCTGCACTTGTAGGAACCTGTATCAAGGTCCCATTCCTTACCTACAAAAACTCCATTCTTGAATGACCACACATGTCTACGCTTAATAATCACAGGAAACTGTGGATCTATACACTTTGTGATGTTATCAATGACTTCCCTGAAGATACTCCCTCTACTCGTGAAGTTCTTCCAATTGTTGAAATCATCGTCCTTTTGGGCCAGGGAATACACAAATTCATCGATACTCATCTTTGGAGACCAGGCCCGTGTCCTATAGCGCTCTACTGTTTGAATCTCTTCGCAGCAGTAACCCTTGTATCGGCGATACCCAGCTTTGTAGAGTTCATCAAGCACAAATATGAGACACTTTTGGAACGGTATTAAACTCTCGACATCGTCTTCGCACATAGTAGAGGGATCAGAAGTTGAACTAACTTGAGGAAGAGCGGTAGGATTCACTACACGTTCATAGGATGTGTAATGTCGTCGAATATTCTCGTATCCATCCCTAACCTGCTTTAAAATGTTGTGAATTCTATCTATGAGGGTAATTCCATCATCAGTTTCCTTCTTGTGAATTTTAAGATCTTTCACACGATTCTTGAGTTCAATCAAGAAGCGACGTTGCTTTTCACGGATACCTTTGATGGCCAGTATATCAATTTTGGAAGGCATCGGATTACCGTTTTCCCAGTGATCATTGTGGACATACTGTCTATATCCCAACTCACGAGCGTTCCTATAATCTTCTGTCCTGAGATCCCAAAATTTTTCGAAATCACTTACAAGCTTTTCGATTGGATCTTCATTCATCGACTGGATACTCTGCTTTTGTAGTTCGGCGAGTGCTTCATACTTATTAGGTTCCTTGTCGATGAAGTGAGTGTCCATAATTATATATTCTACAATTTTTCTCTCTAATTAATTTTTCAATTCACTCAAAATCTTTATCAGGATTTTGTTTTGCATTTGAAGTTGCTGGGAAATGCCGACTAGGGCACTACACACAGTGTCACCATCATCGGTGGCTAGGAGGGAAGTCATGAGACTGGGAAGATCAATACCCTCATCTTCGAACATAAGATCTTCATCGTCCTCCTCGGGCATATCATCCTCAGTTTCCTCAATCTCCTCCTCACTCACAATCTCACCCTCCTCAGTTTCACTCTCAATTTCCTCAGGCTGTGTGGACATTTATGATAGGTTGAGGAAATATCATATGCGAAATTTCGCACTTTACCCAAAATTATTTTCTCTGTGTACAGTACAACAACTCTCAAAATGGCCGGTGGTCTTATGCAACTCGTAGCGTACGGTGCCCAGGATGTCTACCTTACTGGTAACCCTGAGGTAACTTTCTTCCAGGCGAAATACAAGCGCCACACTAACTTCGCGATGGAGAACATCGAGCAGACCGTTAACGGCACTGCCGCCAACTCCGGCCGCGTCTCTGTCACCGTTGCCCGTAACGGTGATCTTGTCGGTGACATGTACATCGAGCTGAAGTCTGCCTCTTCCAACACTGCGACTTCTTCCGAGGTCGATGACTGCTGCTGGGTCGCCGAGCGTGCGATCTCCTCCGTTGAGTTATCAATTGGAGGACAAAGGGTCGACAAGCACTACCAGAAGTGGTGGCGCATGTATTCCGAGCTTTACCTTGACGAGTCCAAGAAGGCCACTTGGGGTAAGATGACCACTGGTGCTACCGGCAAGACTGTCTATTTACCCCTTATTTTCTTCTTTAACCGCAATCCTGGACTTTATTTGCCACTAATTGCTCTGCAGTACCACGAGGTACGCATTGATTTTGACCTTGCGTCCAACTTCAACACCTTCCTTAACACTGACACCTTCAAGGTGTGGGCCAACTACGTCTACCTTGACACCGAGGAGCGTCGTCGTTTTGCCCAGAAGGGTCACGAGTACCTGATCGAGCAGGTGCAGCACACTGGCACTGACACTGTGACTTCCTCCGGAACCAAGCAGGTCCGCCTCTCCTACAACCACCCCGTTAAGGAGCTTGTGTGGTGCTTCTCCAACGCCGCTACCAACAAGAACACCCTGTGGAACTTCTCCAACGTCTCCACCGATGCCGGTGTCGTTCTCGAGTCCTCCACCCTCGCCTCCGAGGCTAACTGCTTCGTCTCCCCCGCTCTCATGGGTTCCCCCCTCGTTGCCACTGGTCTCGCCGGTGGTTCTGCGGAGCTCACTGAGGATGCTGTCGGTCCCCTCAACACCTTCAAGCTCATCCTCAACGGTCAGGACCGTTTCAAGGAGCAGAAGGGTAAGTACTTCAACCAGGTCCAGAGCTACAACCATCACACTGGCTCCCCTATGCCCGGTATTTACTCGTACTCGTTCGCCCTTAAGCCCGAGGAGCACCAGCCTACCGGCACTTGCAACTTCTCCCGCATCGACAATGCGCAGGTCCAGGTTGTGCAGCACCCCGCCGGTGATGCCACCAACATGCACATGTTCGCTTGCAACTACAACGTCCTTCGTATCCAGTCGGGTATGGGTGGCCTCGCTTTCTCCAACTAATTTGTTGGTCTCTGCCTGTTAGTAAATAATTAAAAAAACAAAACTCAAATTTTAAGATGCCCAAATATCTTAAAATGTGATAAAGAATACTACCATTTCGATAGTAGTATCATGATAGTTGTCCCAAAGTATATGTACATTCTTGCACGACGTCGTACCTATCGACAACGGAAAAAGGTTGAGAAAAAACCATGTATGAAGAACCCAGATGCACTTTCATGTGCAACCCGTCATACAAGGTGCTTAGAGTGTCCGTATAATAACTTTTTCAGACCCGATAGACCCGTGAAGAATACTTTAAGATAATGTTCAAGAAAGTCTTAACCTCTATTGGGACGTTGGAATTTGAAGTCATCCATCAATTCTATCTATCAGAATAGGGATCATTGTGGTGATACGATATGTAAGACTCCAAAAAAAGCTTCGGAGTACCCACCCAAAATGGACTTAGAAAATAAACCCAATACCTAATCATGTATGAGATATACACCGATGGGAGCAGTTTGGGAAATCCTGGACCTTCTGGCTGGGGTGTGGTCAGTGATAGTTTTAAGCTTAGTGCTGGACAAC